GGATGCATGACGGGCTTTAAAAGCTTCATTACGTTTAGAACCGTCAGGACTACCTACAGCACCTTGAGCACCAAAGTGAATGGTCTTAACTTTATCACCAACCTTAGCAACAACTACGTGGCTTTTTGTTTTGTGATTAGGTGTTCTTTTAGGTTTATTATAACCTGATACACCAGCCCTTGTTAGTCTTGAATCTTTTTCAGCCATACTATTATTCCTTATTAGCCTTCAATAGCAAGAATATTGACATATTCTAGAATAACATAGTCAGTTGCAGTAGCCATTTGAGCAGTAACAGTGATATCAAAATCATTACTAGTGTCAACAGTTAAATACAAAACGGCATTTGCAGAAGAACCATGACCCAAAGCAGCTAGTGGGTTAGCTACTTGGCGACCAGTTGCACCACGATTAAAAATTAATTTATCAATATTAGTTGAAACGTTATCAGCCAAACTAGAAGTGTGAATAGCTGTTCCACCAAAAGTAACTTTGACTGGTTTGCTGTTAGCAGTTGCATTAGTGCTAAACAAAGCATTGTAATGTACTTCACCTGATAGACCCATCAAACCACCGGGAACAGTAGTACGTACAAGAACTAGATCAGCAGCAGTAGTTTGAGTGTAAGCAGAGTTGCTACCTACTACGGCAGACAATACTTGAGAAGGGATATAGGGTTCAAAAGGTGAGGCAGGAACAGAAACATTCTGATACACTGTACCTGCAGTTGTTGAACTCATTACTACCCAATACACACCTGCTACACCAGTTCCGGCAAAAGCAGTAGCTGGGAAATACATCCAAGCACCACTTGAAAAAGTAGCTGGAAGAGCAGTAGTCAAAGTAACAGTACCAGCAGTAGCAATAGTGCCACTTGATGGGACAATAACAGGAACACCTGTTGAAGTTAATGCCGAGAGGCTATAAGGGTCACTAATATAAGTTGAACCGAGTCTAAGTTGAGCCATGTTAATCCTTTATTTGTTTAAATTTAAATTACTTCTTCTTAGCAGTCTTAGCAGACTCTTTGAAGCTTTTATCTGTTGGCGCACCTTTAGCACCCGCTTTACGCATCTTCTCTCCAGAACCCTTAGCTATACGTTCCCGTTTAGCATGGATGTTGTCATACAAACCTTGTTTAGTTGCCATAATATTTTAAATCCAAGTTGTTTCTATTTGTTGAAAATTACCCATACGTTGTGAGAAGGGTACCGTTGTATTTGTTAATCTATCCCCGTGTGTCCTGATAACCTCAAGAGCAATAGCAAGGGCAATAACTGTGTCATCATTTTGACCTATAATAGCATTTGTCTTTCCAGACTCATCTGCTACATAATTCATTAATTCACCAATAATAACCCTAGAAGGTATCCATATATCTTCTTGTTCAATAGCATTCTTTAAGAATCCAATGATAGCTGGTTTAGACGCTGATGTTGTTCTCCAGCCAATTCTACTACCCTCTTCTTTGGATACATTCGCCATTTTAGTCTGATAGTACATATTCAAGTAACCCATTTGAGTTAACCTGTTTAATGTTGCTATACCCATAGAGTTAGACTCTACTGCTAACAAAGCATTATTATAGTACCTACCTAAATAAAATAGTAAATCACCAAACTGACTAGGATCAATCGTATTACTGCGATAAACTGCGCACACTTCCCTCTGGGCATTAATGACCACTGCTGTAGAATAATCCTTGCCAACACCCAGAGCAACGTCAGCACCGATAGCAAAGGCATCTTCAAAAGTAGGATACTTAAATATCTCGATAGACCCATCTCTCAAATCCTCCATCATAGAGGATTCAAAGTTAAACTCTCTCTTGGCTAATATTGGTTGAGGTATAAGTTTACTTAGCTTCTCAATGTTAAATACATTAGAGCCAGAAACAATAAATGCTTCCTCAGGTGTCGCAGGGTATTCTTGTCGGAACTTATTTTCACCACCCTCTGCAATCTTTAATCTTCTCCAGTATAATTGGTCATCAGTTAAATTATACCTAGTAACTAATACTTCTTCTTCTGTTGTTCTTTCAAATCCCTCAGGGACTTTCCTCTGGTACTCCGTCATCAGGTACCATGGAACAAAGATAGCGATATAGTCATTCTCACCTTTTACAGCTCCCTGCCATAACCTGTGAAATGAATTACCTACACCATTAGCAGTACTCTCAAGAATAACTTCAGTCCCTTTAGACTGGGATATTCCTTGGAATAATCCTGCTAGAATCTTTTCATCATGCCCCCAAAAGGCTACCTCGGATAAGTGAGCAATAGTAGGAGTCGTTCCCCTACCAGCCTCAGGTGCTCCTGCTGTATACAGCCTGTACCCTGAATCATTATGCTCAAACATAATCTCTTTTGCATTTGACTTCTTTAACATAGGTCTGAATGTATCAGACATGTTATAAATGATATTCCTGGACATACCAAATAATGCATCACTAGTAGCCGCATCATGCGCCATAACTACTGACTTATTGTAAGCATTAAAGTAACTCTTCCAAAATACTCTACCTGTCGTGTATGTACTTAATCCCATCTGTCGAGCTTTTAAAATAATAGCTCTGACTCTCCCCGTTTCTTTAAGTTGTTTCTCAAGTGCTTCATTCACAATCCTTTGAGCCTCATTAAACTCAAAAGATTGGAATCCTTTAGAGGAGTCCTTGGGTAAGATTTTTAATTGTTCTTTGGCGAATAATTCAAAGTCGCCTTTGTAAGCGTTTAATTTCTCACGCTTTTTTAATTCCCTCAGAGCCTCTAGCTTTTCAGAATTGTTGGGAGCAGTGTCTGCGACCCTGTATTGTGTAGTCATATATCCATGTAATAAAAATGTTTCTCTATTATGTACCGACTAACCAGTTGATTTTATTTAAAAAAATAATTCCAATAATTTTTGGAAATGTAATCTTTTGTATACGTCTTTGGGGTACCCCTACCTTTATAGAGGGTGTCGCTGGGGAATGTCTGGGGTAGATGTCTTTGTGTGTTTAAAAAAATCTAGTGTTGGTTGTTATACCCCCTTCTCTCTTTCGGGGTCCCCCCTTGTTTTCTCTGCCGTCTCGGTGCGTGGCGCTGCCCGTCTCGGCTTCCTTTGTTTGCGCTTTTTGGAGGTGTTCCTTGTCTTCTTCTCTCTCTTCTTGGGTCTCTGCCCTTCCCGTCCTTGGCTCTGTGGCTTCCGCTGCTCGTCCGTCTCTTGCTGCTTCTGTTCCTCGTGGTTCGTTGTCGGCTCCTGTGTCGGTTGTTGCTGTTGCTTTGTCTGGTGCTGACGCTGTGTCTGTTGTCTGCTCTGACGGTCGTGTTCGTGTTTGCCGTGTTCCGTACGCTGTTCGTGCCTTGGGTCGTCCTGTCTCTCGGGATGCTGTGTTTGCTCGTCTCTCTTCCCGTGTTGGTGGTGCGCCTGTTCGCTTTGTTGCTGCGTTCGGGTACTCTGCTGACTCTTGGTTTGTGGCTGTTGAAGCTGCTTGAGGGCTTTCTCGGTTGGCTCCTTTGTTGGGGTCTTCCGAGAGCGTCTTGCTCTGCCTGCTCCTCGGGGTTTCTGAGGTTGGAGTTGTAATGTCTTCTTCTCTTGGCGCTTTGTTGCGTGCTAAATTGGAGGAGTCTGCTTTTGCTCCTCGTGTTCCTTTTGTTCGAGATGCGTCTGCTGTTGTGCCTGTTTGGTATGATGGTAGTACGTATTATCGGCTTGAGGCTGGGGAGCGTGGTATGGAATACTGGACTGAAGACCAGTGGGCCAACTACGAAGCAGATCAGCGTGAGGATTCTATCAATAATGATATGAATGCTTGCGATGAAGCATTTGACGATGGTGCATATGAACGTATGCAACAAAAACGTGAGCAGCGTTACTTAGAGAACGATGCTAACTGGGTCAAATAAGTCTTTGTCTATTGGGTGTAACAACCCAATGGAGAACGTCTTTCGTTCGTCCGTGCCTGTCGGTTACAGGTTGTCATAGCTCAAGGAGATTAATATGACTAAGTTAATGCACGTTGTCCTCATTCTTTTGTGGTCGCAACTGTTGGTGTTTTGCGTTGATAGGATACAGTTTGAAGCTACGTACGGTTGGTTTGATGTTATCGGCTTAATTGTTGCCAGCATGTGTGCTGGTGTACAGATATGCATTCTTATACTAGAAATAACTGAGGAAGAATAAAATGGCAAAACGTTATAGCTTGACGTCTAATCTTATTAACCGTAGAATTAGATCTGCTCCTATTGATGTTCTCATTGGACATCCCTGTGGAGCTATTGCTCCTGCTTCGTACTTACGTACGCACCCTAAGGCATCAAGGAATGTTGCTTACTTCTTACAAGGTGATGCAACATTTGCTGGTGACTTTGAACTCATGCTGGTAGAGATGGGTTTGTGTAAGTGTGAGATGCCTCGTTCTACTTGGCGACACCTTAAGTTCTGGGTGTCTAAAGGTTGTCCTCATTGGTCAGGTAATACTGCTTTCTCTAAGGCACTGCTGTGGTGGTGGAATAGGCATGCTTGGTGTTTTGTTCCTAACAGGAACGGGTCAAGTCAAGAAGCAAAGGATGCTGCTGAGTACTATGTAAATATAGCATACATAGAGTTAGAGCAACTTCAACAAGCAAGGAACAAACATGTATGAAGTATGGGTTGTAAGACCAGACGGGTCTGAAGAGTTACTCGAGACTTTTAAGTTTGAGTATGAAGCAGACTTTGTCTGTAATGAGTTAAACATTGCAGCCTCGGATGAGCCGGGTTGTGGTGATTATCGTGTGTGTTTTAACGGAGCTAAAAATGTACCTAGTATACTGCAACAAAACAAGTAAACTAATAGACAAAGTAATGTCTGCTAAAGACTTACTTAAATACAAAGCAGAAGATGTGACTGTTCACATCGTACATCTGTAAATAACTGCTCTTCTCGGGCTTACGGAGAGACCACTTGGGGTAAGTACCAAGCTTTATTCACAATTAACCAAAAGGACTTAATCATGTCTACAGTTTTCGTACCAAAGTTTAGAACAGCTTCACCAACAGTGTTCTCTACTATGAACCCAACACAAGCTGATCGTGTTAGCAATCCAGTGTTCATCATAAACCTTGAGTATCGTGAGGATACTAACACTATTATTGCTGAAGGTAGTGATAATCGTAAGCGTAGATGCCAGCTTAATCGCATTAACATTGATGGTTATGCTGAGAAACTCTGTAATGCACTCCAAAGAGCATATGACTACCAGTTTGAAGTACAATTCATTGCTGCTGGTGGTAATGATCCTGGAGTATGGTTCTATAACATCCAAGAAATAAGGAAATAAACATGAAAGCACGTTATTTACTCTTAAACCCACTCAAGGCAAGAGACTTTGGGTGTACAACAGAAGAAGTTATCGAATCCGTCAAGGAATTCGGTTGTAAAGTGATCATGTCACCAGACACAACAGGAGAAACACTGCTGTATGCGGTGTCAGACAACAAAAGTGTGCTGGAAAACATGGTAAACGAGGTAGAACTCAACGGCATCATCATAGAATACACAGCAATCTATGATCAAATACTAGAAGGACAGTAAAATGGCATTCTTAAGACAAGCATATAGTAGATATTACCTAGATATGTCAGGCGAAGAGCTGAATGCACTAGTAGACGTCATGGAAGAACTTCCTTCTATGACAAAAGTAGAGAGAGGTATATGGTATCAGATCACAAAACACAGGGATTTCCTCAAACAAGAGGAGAAATGGCACAGAACAGAGGAGGCAAGGCAGGAAGTTTTAGCAGAAGCTAAACTAAATCCCTAAAGACAGTCCTCTCAGGACAGTAACTCGATGATTTCGCTGAGAAACAGGCGAGACTTGAGGGATGTCCTGAGGGATTTTTCGTGTGTGAAAACCTGAACGTTAAATTTGTTCGTTT